CATTAGTTTTAGCATTTTTAGTAATATCAACTGTACTATTAATATTTATAGATGCAGGTGCTATTAACTTTGTGGTAGAGCAAAAATGGACTGATTTATTACAATTAGTATTAATAACTGTGATCGGCGCTTATTTTGGCGGTCGATCATTTGAAAAAGTAAAAAAATAAAATTATGAGACATTTTACAAAAGTAATACCAACAATAGCTGCTAGTATACAAGCTGGAGCCGCTTTTGCCGATGAAGATATATTATTTGACTGGCATAAAGTTGATGGTTTTAAAGGATCTGAAATTAACGGTATAACAGCTATAATAAGAGGTACTAATGGCGCTGATCAAACTATGGTTGATTTTGAACTACTATTCGCTACTAGCGGAATTAAAGTAGACACTAGAGGCGTAAGCGTTGATGTAGCTCCTCCAAGTTTGGGTACTGTTAACGCTGGTGTAAGTACATATCAATGGAAAAACAATTTAACGGGTCACTTTTTATTTGACGTAGATGTTGAAGGTAAAAAATTTAACGATGGAGATTTGGATGTTTTAAATATAGCGACAACCTCAGGTTTAAATATACCCGTAGGACAAGATTTATATATAGCTGCTATAACAAAAGGTGCTCTTGATTTTAGATCAACAGTGCAAGTTAGTACAGAAACAGCTACTAATACTACAGCAGTAGTTGTTAAAACTACAGGTGCTTTAGTAAATTTTGCACCTGGAGACGTGTTACACGATGAGGACAATCTAGTTATTGGTACTGTTAAAAGTGTTACCGACGATAACAATATTGTATTAGCAGAAAACTGTGCTAGTGTTAGTGCTGTAAATAAGGATTTATATAATATACATCCCGTACAGTTTATATTATCATCAACAGATTAAAAATAAATTAAATTAACTTAAATTAAATAAAATGGCAAAAAAAGAAAAAGTCGTAGACTTAAAACCAAAAGCAGAAAAAATTACTGATGAACAGTTAAAAAAAGTTCAAGATACAGTAAACAGCATGAATAGATCACAGTTAGAAATAGGTTCTATGGAGCTTAGAAAACATGATTTATTACACGGTATTGCTGGTCTTAGAGATGAACTTACTTTACTACAAAAGGAATTTGAAAAAGAATATGGCACGTTTGATATTAATATTCAAGATGGTACTATAAATTATCCAAAAGAAAATGGCGAAGTTAATAAGAAAGATTAGTGTAGGTAAAGACTATAAAAACGACGCTATGCATTATGCTGTTGGGCAAGAGGTTTATGGTGGACATACTATATCAGATATAATAGAGGAAGATGATAAATATTCTATTTATATTAAAAAAAATAAAGATGTGTTACCATGGAAAGATTTTAATAAAAACATGGCGGTATCTATAGAATATAATCTAGAATACTAATGAAAAGTGTTTACAACTTTGTTGTAACACCAATAGGAGAAAGATATAACAATAAGAAAAAAATTGGTGATTCAGAGTTAATAATTAATACTGATATTTTTAAACATGAGTTTATTAATAGATTAGCAAAAGTTATATCTACTCCAATTATTGGTAATACAAGTATAAAAGCAGGGGATGTGGTTTTAATACATCATAATGTTTTTAGAAGATGGAATGATGTTAAAGGCGTTGAGCGAAATAGCAAAAGTTATTTCAACGAATCAACTTACCTAATAAATCATGATCAAATCTTTTTATATAAAAGAAATAAAGAGTGGATCGCACCAAAAGGTTATTGTTTTGTAAAGCCTTTAAAAGCTATAAATCAATTTAATATTGAATCAGAAAAACCACTACAAGGTATTATTAAATATTCAGATGGTACGGTAGAAGTTAATGATTTAATTGGTTTTAGACCAAATAGTGAATATGAGTTTATAGTTGATGGTGAAAGACTATATCGAGTTTTATCAAATTTTATTACAATTAAATATGAATATCAAGGAGACGAAGAAGAATATAATCCAAGCTGGGCAAAAAGCAGTTGACGAGTTGATTAAGGTTGCTAAAGAACCTATTGTTGATTCAGATGATGATATATCAGCAGATAGATTAAAAAATGCTGCAGCTACTAAAAAACTAGCTATATTTGACGCATTTGAAATACTTAACAGAATTCAAGAAGAAGAACAGTTACTTGAGGGCAAAACACCTGAAAAGAAACAGGAAAAAGTCTTTAAAGGATTCGCAGAAGGCAGATCTAAGTAATGTACGAGCAAGATTTAGTTAAAACAATAGAACCTATTAAAAAAACGACTATTAGTCGTCTTAATAAATCTAAAAAATGGAAATATGGATACAATAAAGAACATGATATTATCGTTATATCAAAAACTGGTCAAATTGGCGAAGTGGTTGAAATACAAAATTTGCGAATTGCGTTGCCAAGAGTGCCAAGGAACGTGTTCAAACATGAAAAAAATAAATGGGTAAAAATTGAACAACCAAAAGATTTAACTCGTCTTAAAAATATATTTGACTGGAAGAATTACCCAGAAGAATTAAAAGAGCAATGGTTTGATTATATAGATGAAGAGTTTAAAAGAAGAGAAGAAGGTTTTTGGTTTACAAATAATAGTAAACCTGTATATATAACAGGAACGCACTATATGTATCTTCAATGGAGCAAAATAGACGTTGGTGCTCCAGATTTTAGAGAAGCTAATAGATTGTTTTTTATATTCTGGGAAGCTTGTAAGGCAGACAAAAGATGTTATGGCATGTGTTATTTAAAGAATCGTCGTAGTGGTTTTTCTTTTATGTCTTCAGCAGAAACAGTTAACTTAGCAACTATATCTAGCGACAGTAGATACGGAATACTATCTAAAACAGGTGCAGATGCTAAAAAAATGTTTACAGATAAAGTTGTTCCTATATCGATTAACTATCCTTTCTTTTTTAAGCCTATTCAAGATGGAATGGATAGACCAAAATCCGAACTTGCATACAGAGTACCAGCTAGTAAATTTACAAGAAAAAAAATCACAGCAAACGAAAAGCTTGAAGATATACAAGGGTTAGATACCACTATTGACTGGAAAAATACTGGAGATAATAGTTATGATGGTGAAAAATTAGCTTTATTAGTACATGATGAGAGTGGTAAGTGGGAAAGGCCTGATAACATATTGAACAATTGGAGGGTTACAAAAACTTGTTTAAGGTTAGGTAGTAGAATTATAGGTAAGTGTATGATGGGTAGTACTTCAAACGCTTTAGACAAAGGAGGTGATAACTTTAAAAAACTTTACAATGCAAGTGATGTCACAAAAAGAAATAGAAACGGTCAAACAAAATCTGGTTTATACTCTTTGTTTATCCCAATGGAATGGAACTATGAAGGATTTATTGATGAATACGGAGTTCCAGTATTTACTACTCCTGACAGGGATGTGTTCGCACCAGATGGTGAATTAATTGATATAGGCGTTATAGATCATTGGCAGAATGAAGTTGATGGTCTAAAAGAGGATCAAGATGCTTTAAACGAGTTTTATCGCCAATTTCCTAGAACAGAAGAACACGCGTTTAGAGATGAGACTAAAAACTCTATTTTTAATCTTGTTAAAATATATGAGCAAATAGACTACAATGAAGAAATGTCTAGAACTCTTGGAATTACAACTGGTAATTTTCAATGGGTTAATGGTGTTAAAGATTCTCAAGTTATATTTTATCCAGATCAAAAAGGTAGATTTAAAGTTAGTTGGGTTCCACCTCAACAACTACAAAATAGAATAATATTAAAAAACGGTGTAAAATATCCTGGTAACGAACATATGGGAGCATTTGGATGTGACTCATATGATATATCAGGCACTGTAGATGGCGGAGGATCTAAAGGAGCTTTACATGGTTTAACTAAGTTTAGTATGGAAGATGCTCCAGCTAACACGTTTTTTTTAGAATATTTATCAAGACCACCTACGGCAGAAATGTTCTTCGAAGACGTACTTATGGCATTAGTTTTTTATAGTATGCCTATACTAGCAGAGAACAACAAACCTAGATTACTTTATTACTTAAGAAGGAGAGGTTATAGAGGATTTAGTATGAATCGCCCTGATAAAGTCTGGAATAAATTATCTACGGCCGAAAAAGAGGTAGGTGGTATACCAAACTCTAGTGAAGATATAAAACAAGCGCACGCAGCGGCAATAGAAATGTATATACAAGATCACGTTGGCATACAGCAAGATGGTACTTTTGGTAACTTGTATTTTAACGATTTGTTAAATGATTGGAGTAGATTTGATATTACTAAAAGAACTAAATTTGATGCAACAATAAGTAGTGGTTTAGCTATAATGGCAAATAATAGACATTTATACGCACCAAATGCAAAGGTTGAAAAACCAAAACTAAATATAAACATATCCAAGTATACTAATACTGGAACTAATTCAAGAATAATTAAGCAATAAATATGGCAGAGTCTGGCATTAAAAATTATTTCCCTAGTCAAACCGTAAGTGACGCTGAAAAGCTTAGCTATGATTATGGTTTGAAAGTAGGTAAAGCAATAGAAACAGAGTGGTTCAATGAAGATAGAACTCTTAATAGATATAGATCTAACCATAATGATTTTCATAATTTAAGATTATACGCAAGAGGCGAACAATCTATTCAAAAATATAAGGATGAGTTATCAATTAATGGTGATTTGTCCTATTTAAATTTAGACTGGAAGCCTGTTCCTATTATATCTAAATTTGTTGATATAGTTGTAAATGGTATAGCCGAAAGAACATACGACATAAAAGCTTTTTCACAGGATCCTTTTGGCGTTTCTAAAAGAACTGAGTACATGGAATCTATATTAAAAGACATGCGACTAAGAGATTTTAATGCAGCTGTTGAGGATCAATTAAACTTAAACGTTAGAGATAGCAACATACAAGAGTTACCTGAAACTAACGAGGAGCTACAGTTACACATGCAGTTAAGTTATAAACAAGCTGTAGAGTTATCAGAAGAGCAAGCTATAAATACTTTGATGGAAGGTAATAAATATGAGTTAATTAAAAAGCAATTTTATTATGATTTAACAGTACTTGGTATTGGAGCTGTTAAAACTTCTTTTAATACGTCAGAGGGTGTTGTTATCGACTATGTAGATCCAGCAAATTTAGTTTATTCGTATACAGACTCTCCTTATTTTGAGGATATATATTATGTTGGCGAAGTTAAATCTATACCAGTAAACGAACTAGCAAAACAATTTCCACATTTAACGGAAAGTGATCTTGAGGATATAATGCAAAATAGAACGTTTAATAGAAATAGTTATAACACTAGATATTCAATAGAAAAAGAGGACAACAACAAAATTCAAGTTTTATATTTCAATTATAAAACCTATATGAATGAGGTATATAAAATGAAAGAAACTGGCACGGGTGCAGAAAAAATAATACCTAAAGACGATTCTTTTAATCCACCAGAAGGAAAAGAAGGAGATTATGGTAGAATGTTAAGATCTATAGAGTGTTTATATGATGGTGCTATGATTTTAGGTACAAATACTTTATTAAAATGGGAGATGGCAAAAAACATGATGCGTCCTAAAAGTGATTTTACTAAAGTTAAAATGAACTATGCTATTGTTGCGCCTAGAATGTATAACGGTAGAATCGATTCGTTAGTTAAAAAAATTACAGGTTTTGCCGATATGATTCAACTAACGCATTTAAAACTACAACAAGTGTTGTCACGAATGGTGCCTGATGGTGTTTATTTAGACGCAGATGGTTTAGCTGAAATAGATTTAGGCAATGGTACAAACTACAATCCACAAGAAGCGTTAAACATGTTCTTTCAAACTGGATCTGTTATTGGAAGAAGTTTTACTTCAGAGGGAGACATGAACCCTGGTAAAGTACCTATACAAGAAATAACCAGTGGCACTGGTGGAAATAAAATGCAAGCACTTATAGGTAATTACAACTATTACTTACAAATGATAAGAGACGTGACCGGGCTAAACGAGGCTAGAGATGGTAGTATGCCAGATAAAAACGCTTTAGTAGGTGTTCAGAAATTAGCCGCGGCAAATAGTAATACGGCAACTAGACATATATTACAAGCTGGATTATTTTTAACAGCAGAGGTAGCAGAATGTTTATCTCTTAGAATATCTGATATTATAGAATATTCACCAACTAAAGATGCGTTTATACAAGCTATAGGAGCACATAATGTTGCTACTCTTGAAGAAATGTCTAATTTGCATTTATATGATTTTGGTATATTTATAGAATTAATGCCAGATGAAGAAGAAAAAATGATGTTAGAAAACAATATTCAAATGGCATTACAACAGCAAATAATAGAGCTTGCAGACGCTATTGATATTAGAGAAATAAAAAATGTAAAACTTGCAAATCAATTGCTCAAAATACGTAGACAGAAAAAACTAAACAGAGACCAACAAATTCAACAGCAAAATATGCAGCAACAAGCTATGTTAAACCAACAGTCCGCGCAAGCCGCTGCACAAGCTGAGATGCAAAAGAGTCAAACTGTTACACAGAGCCAAGCTCAATTAGAATCTGTTAAAGGCCAAATTGAATCACAAAGAATGTTACAAGAGGTTCAATTGAAAAAAGAATTAATGGCTTTAGAATTTCAATACAATATGCAGTTGAAGGGACTTGAAGTTCAAGGACAAAAAGTTAAAGAAAAACAAAAAGAAGACCGTAAGGACGAAAGAACAAGGATACAAGCATCACAACAATCACAACTTATAGACCAAAGAAACACTGGTAAACCACCTAAAAACTTTGAATCTGCAGGTAATGATATATTAGGCCAAGGATTTGGTATGGGTGCATTTGATCCTAAGTAAATTTATTAACTATTATTATATTATATTATGGCAAAAAAGAAAAAAGAAGAAGTAAAAGAAGAACCAAAGGTAGATAACGAAGTAGGTAAATTAAAAGTTAAAAAACCTAAAATAAAAAAATTCAAATCAACAGAAGAGGAGGTTATAAAGGTTGATTTGTCTAAAAAAGAAGAAAAACCCGAGGATATCACTAAAGTTGATTTAACTAAAAACCAAAAACCGGAAGAAAATGAAGTTAAAGAAGATAACACTAACGACGAGGGAGTGGTTGCAGAGTCTAAAGATGCCGACACCCCACAAGAACAAAAAGAAGTACAATCGGAAAATAAAACACAAGAAGCTCCAGTATTAGAAGAGATTACTGAGGATTCTACTAAAGAAGAAATTGCTGAAGTAGAAGAACATATTGAAGAAACTATTGCTAAAGCTGAGATTACTGGAAAACCATTACCAGATAATATTCAAAAATTAATGGATTTTATGGAAGAAACTGGTGGTGATTTAAACGATTATGTTAAATTAAACCAGGACTATAGTGAGTTAGATGATAAAAAAATATTGTTTGAATATTACAAACAAACAAAGCCTCATTTAAATAATGAAGAAATTAATTTCCTAATGGACGATTCTTTTTCTTATGATGAAGAAATTGACGAGGAGATAGATATAAAAAGAAAAAAATTAGCGTTAAAAGAGCAAGTTGCCGACGCTAAACGCCACTTGGACGGGCAAAAGTCCAAATACTATGAAGAAATTAAGGCTGGAAGTAGACTTACAAACGAGCAACAGAAAGCTGTAAACTTCTTTAATAGATATAACAAAGAATCAAAGGCAAATCAAAAAATAGCAAAAACAAATTCTGAAATTTTTACACAAAAAACTAATCAAGTTTTTAATGACAAGTTCAAAGGTTTTGAATATGATGTTGGTGATAAGAAATACAGATTTAATGTAAACAATGCTGAAGAGGTTAAAACAACACAAAGCAATATAAACAATTTTACCAAAAAGTTTTTGGATAAAAAATTAGCTTTAAAAGATGCTGTGGGTTATCATAAATCTTTATATACAGCTATGAATGCTGATGCTATTGCAAAACACTTTTATGAACAAGGAAAAGCTGACGCTATGAAAAATAGTATTGCAAAAGCCAAAAACGTAGATATGAATCCAAGACAATCTCATGGAACAGTTGAAGCGGGTGGTATAAAAGTAAGAGTGCTAGGCAACGATGCTAACGATTTTAAGTTTAAAATTAGAAAAAATAAATAACAATTTAAAATTAAAAAATTATGGCAATTACTGCAGGAAGTAATTTGAATAGTGTTGCAGCTCCACAAAAGCAAACATTAAATTCAAATTATCTAGACTTAGCTACGGGATCTGCGGATACCCTAGGCTGGGCACAACAATACGTTCCAGATCTAATGGAGAAAGAAGCTGAGGTTTTTGGAAACAGAACTATCTCAGGATTTCTTTCGCAAGTTGGAGCTGAAGAGGCTATGACAGC